ACATACGGAACTACCTGACTTCAATTGGGCAGTGTTGTTTAAGCCTTGGTATGGGGCTGCCTGTTGAACAATACGTTGGTTATCAGTTGGCGCAGTTAGGTGGCAAACGGAAAGTTATAACCAATTTACACTATAGTGCAAATAAGATGCCGTTTAGGGTAGGGAAGGCACGTGTTGTGGAACCCACTTTAGCAACACGCCTATCCTATGAAAGAGCCTGGGGATTGAGCATATCCCTCCAGCAGACTTTGGAATCACTTAAGATCGACCTTGAAACACAGGTGGATCCAGTGATGTTTCCCCAGTATGGTACGATATCAGATCTATCGACAGAGGGTTACAAAGTCCCGTTCTGGAGCCTCCGGGCGTAGTCAACAAAAACGACGAAACAACAACAACAACAATAATAGTAATGGTGGTCCGAAGACTCCATTACTGCCAAGTGGGGTCAACAACAAGGCTACAATGCCTTCGGAGTTGCAAGAACATACATTCAGTGGTGAAGAGACAATGACAGTTAAGACTGTAACAACCAGTGCGGCAGGGGAGATCATCCATAATCAATTGATCACTCCAAGGGTAGTACAACGGTTAGGTGTTCTCTCATCGGCATTCCAACGGATTAAATGGCATGAATGTAAAGTTAGGGTAGTTCCTCTGAATGGTTCCACAGTAACTGCTGGTTACACAGCAGGTATTGTGGAGGATCCAGAGTTTCCTATTCCTAAGTCAGGGTCTAAAGATGTTATTCCCTTTTTGACAACTCTGCGAGCTACGGTTGTTAGACAGGCGTGGGTCGAGGACAAAGCAGGTATGCAAGTTCCGGTGGGTGATCGTCCTAGGATGTACACTCAGGCAGGGACTGATATTAGACGTCAATCGCCAGGTAGGTTTGTGATGGCAGCAGGTGGTGTGATCAACAATGGTACATTCCAGGTCATGCTTAAGTATAAAGTCACAGTATCTGTTCCTTGTGCGATTATTCCAATCACAGACGTTGAAACAAACATGCTTGCAGGACTTACAGCTAACAGTGAAGTTTCTTTCTTCAATGTTAATATGCCACAGACCAACTTCAACAACGTGGCGTTTAGTGAGTCCATTGAACTAGTGGATGATATGCTAGTTACAACACGCGCTACCAATACAACAACCGGTGGCGCTCCTGGATCCTCAATTATTGCGTTGCGTCGTGGGACTTTCGGTGAGTTCACTAGTGTGAATGTTAATGGAAGTCTCCAATTGACCTTCAAAACGCGGGGTCAACCGGAAGGTGAAGTCTACTACGTGTTGAGATGGACGTCGCCAGGCGAAGGACAAAGCTGGATTCTTAATACGGTTCCAGTTCCTGGTTCTGCGAATCCATCACCATTTACAGCATGGGTTACTCCATAAATAACCTTCCTTCCTATCTGAATCTCGTTGAGAAT